AGCCGTTTCAGCTTGATCGTCAGCGTCGAGAGATTTGAACATCTCAGCCGCTTTAGCTTTCTCGACATCTGTAGCGTATCCACGCTCTTTCAGAGTCTTGAGAAATTTGAGAAACTTAGTCATAAATAAAATTACGATTAAACTCGGATAAATCGTTTAAAGTCCGTCGCTCGTAAGAGATCTCGACTGGGATAGTTTACTTAGCTTTCAAGAGTCGTCGGATAATCGAGTTAAAATCTCGCTTAGGCTCCGCACTTTCGCCCTTTAGCATTTTCTCGATTGTAGCATGAGCGGTCTTAAGTTCCTGCTCTTGTCGCTCGTTAATGTTGTGGATAGCTTTTGCGTATCGAGATTTAACGGATACTTTCTTTATAGCTTTTCCCACCTCTGGAGTTTCGACGTCAGCGATCTCGTCACCATCCTCGTCCTCCTCAGGAGTCTCAGTCTCGTCCTCCTCAGTTTCCGCATCCTCGTCAGTCTCCTCCTCTGGAGTTTCCGTATCAGTGTCCTCGTCCTCCTCAGTTTCCGCATCCTCGTCAGTCTCCTCCTCTGGAGTTTCCGTATCAGTGTCCTCATCCTCTGGAGCATCGTCAGTCTCATCGATTTCGATAGCTTTTTTAAACTCATCCATATCAACTCCGATACCTTTAGCGAGAGTCGCCGCTGCATTAGCCGGGACTGAAACCGCTGACACCTCGAGGAGCTCCGCTTTATTGATAACGTAATAGTTAGTCGATCCGTCTTTTTTCTTATCAAACTCAGTCGGGATAAATCCAACAGACGACGCGTGTAGAAAGCCGCCAGCATAAAGATCAAAAATAATCTTAGCTTTAGGATTAGCGTCAACCGCAAACTCCCACGTCTGGATCATCTTACTTTTTTTACCCTTACCCTCGATCCAGGTCTTAGTCGCTCGAGCGATAACCTCAGTCGCATCGTTATAGTTGTGCGAGTTTAAGATGACTGGATTTTTCTTGAAAGCCTTGAGATCCCATCCGTCCTGGAGGATAGTGTCACCGTGACGATCGACGTCTTGAGACGACGCGATCATATTAAGCGTATATTTTTCTTTATTGATCTCCTTTATCTCGACTGGTATCGAGGTTAGTGATTTTTTCCCGGATTTAATTCTGTCCATACGCTTAATAATTTAATACTTTAATAATAGCACACTGACTAGGACTGACATCGGCAATTTATAAACTCAGCCGGTCCGCCGCTCTTATCTCCAGGATACATGAGTCCATTGCTAAAAGGCATATCGATCGGGACCTCCTCGCCGTCGAGTGATACGTGATCAGCCTCATCCATAAAGTCCATCCCTCGAGTCTCGGAGTCGATTACTGATACCCATATCTTGATCGGCATGTTTGATTGCTTGTATCCCTGGAAAGTTCCGTATTGATTAACCGAGTGGACCTCTGTCCGAGCGATCGACGCCGCTCGTCCCTTAGAGATACCATCGTAAGTCTCCTCGATACGTCCGATCAGTTGATCTCGAGTCTCTCCAGCCGCAAAACTCTCAGCAAACTCAGACGTCAATTTTTTATGCGTGGTCGCGACGATAAACTCAGCCGTCTGGGTAAGACCATTATCAAGCCATGAGGCAATGTCAGCGCCGACATTAAATGAGAAACCAGATCCAGCAAGCTCCATTGCATCCTCTCCAGCCTCAGCTAGTAACTGAGTAAGCAACGGCATAAATGAAACCTTAGCGAGCTTAGCCTCAAGCTCCAGACTAAAAGCCTCATCGAGTAGACCTTTTTTCTTAAAGGCTTTCCGTGAATTGATATCAGCGATGAGACGAGTCTTTTGCTCATCGAAATAACTGACGACGACTTTATTAAAACCGACCACTTGCTTATCCTCCTTTTTAGCTCGAGTCTCTCCGTACTTTTTACGAAATACCTCATCCCGGAGAGGATGCTCGATTTCTTTAGTGCTCTTTATTTTTTTTTCCGAGTCACTCGCCGGGACTGAGAGACGTGACGGCTCACCGAGAGGGAGCATATTAAACGGGACCATGATCACATCACCATCCGGGAGCTCCTCGTACCCGTGACGGACTCGAGCCTCGTTAATAGTCATAAAGTAATTCCTTACTCCAGCCTCAGTCTCTTTAATTTTATCCTCGATATTTTCCGGAGTAGGATCAACAAACGTAAGCGTCTCAGTCTCTCCGACCATTGTACGATCGAGAGACGTCGCTAGGTTAGTCAATAGAGGCTTGATCGTCTCACGCAAAAAGATCCGGATCGCCGCGTCCGCATTGCTGTACTGGATGTCGTCAAACGATCCGAGTAGTGGCTTAGGTACTCCAGTCATTATGATGATATCCTCGAGCGTCATTTTCTTAGCATCGAGATATGAAAGCTCGTCCGGAGTGAGTCCTGTCCGTACATAGTCAGAGTCGCCACCTAAAAACATCGGAGTCCCAGCCTTGCGAGCGTCCGAGTATTCCTTTTGATAGTCGTCTTTTAATTGAGCGAGTTGCTCTTGAGTGAGACGAGGAGTTTTAAACTTAAACACTCCCTCCACCTTTCCACCGTTCTCAAGTACTCGAGAGTGATACGCCGCGATCTGTACCTCTGTCTGGATCGTCTTGATACCAGACTTAAGGAGAGACCGTCCCTGTAACGGATTACTCGGATCCGGATTAAATACCATGATGATCTGTGCTGGATCATAGTCGATGGTCGCGCCGCTGGTCCGGTACTCGTATTTAATTATCTCCGACTTGTCGGCACTAAATACCGGCTTTACCATGTCCGGACGTAGTAAGTGGATATTTTGTACCTTAGTCGACTCAAAAAGCTCGCGGCCGATATCCTTTACGATGTAAGCCGTACCGAGAGCGTCATAGTATTTTTGAAATAGCGCCCAGAATTGAGGACCGGAGTAATACTGATTAGGATGATTTAAAACCTTGAGGACTGGATGACCGACGACAGCCTCACCGAGACGATCCTTTACCATCCACTCCACCTCTCCAACTTTCTCCGCTCGTTTCGATAACGCTCGATCAGTGTAAAGACTGATATCCATCGCCTTTAAATAGTCACTCGCTCCCCATCGACTCGACGACGGCAAGTTACCAGAGATCATCCCTGTGTATGATCGCTTAGAAAGCATCCCGGCGATATCTTTAAATATACTCATACCGAAATAATAACACGTTAGTCGAGGTACTTATATATCAGTCCTCGGTATTTCCTACTTACCCAGCAAAACCGACAAAAGTTTTACTCCGATCAGACATCACCACATAACGACCGGCGTCCATAAGGTGATTGTTTTTATCCTCCGGATTACCAGTGGGGAGCTTATTACGATCGAGTCTCCACTTATAATTTTGACGCTCTGTATCGATGTTAGTACTCGACTCGGTATAAAACACCTCGAGACCCTGGAGCATATCGATCCCGGCGTTTACTGAGCCTGGACCTTTAGTCGCCGGCTCGACGTACCAGCCATCTTGACAGAGCTCCTCTATAGATTTCATTTCAGCACTATCGCCATAAATAAGATCTTGACCAGTCAGTCCGAGATCCTCGAAACGCTTGGAGAGTGAGTGATTACCGACGTTTGTTAATCCCACCTCATAGATCAGCTCCTTAAACCAGATTTTATTGTTGTGACTCTTACTGGCAAGGAGAGCGGCCGGATCATTACTAAATCCAAAGTCGAGACCATACGTCGTCGGATACGGGAGCGCGTCAAACTCAGCGTCGCTAATCGTTTTCCAATTCTTAAAGATACGTCCTCGAGCTCCCTCAGATACATATCCCCGGATCATATTCCAGTAATAGTCCGGTCGAGTCTCCCGGTATCGCTCAAAGTTTACGATCGATGATGGGTTTACGTTGACGATGTTCTCTTTATATGTTGTAGAAATAACGACGGTATCAGTGAGCTCCGGCTTTTTAACAGCCTTATAAAATCCCTCGACCTCAGTATCGATCAGATTAAAGAAACGCCGGATAATCCAGTGATTTTTTTCTGGAGGATTAAGCATGAGTACGACCATGATGTCCGACTTGAGAGTACGGAGTGAGTCGTCCAGTTGCCTAAAGTCCTCCTCGTTAATCTCGTCAGCCTCCTCGATTACTACGACGTTATAGTTAGCGAGCGACTTGAGCTTACTCTTTTGATCGCTGGATGATTTACGAAAACCGATACCAGTGACCTTATTTTTCTTATAGGTAAAACCGACCGGAGCTCCCTGTACCTCATATCCCTCGAGCTGATCAGATCCATCCTCCTCGATACGGTCGAGAGTGTCTTGAAATATAGAGTTTTTAATATCCCCATAAATAAACCGCATCATCGCGCAACGGAAATAATCCATTTTATTAAAGAGCTTAGTCTTTATCAGTTGAGATCCAGCCGTCGACCGACCAGCGGATCGTCCTCCCATTAAAATAAAATAACGCACTCCGGGAGGCGGTATAAATAGATCCTTGTAATGGTGGTTAACCTTTTGCATCGTCGATATCAGTTACGTCCTCAGCCGGGATAACGTGCACCTTAGTCGGATCGATCGGGACCGGCTCTTTTTGCTCCTCTGGTTTTGAGAAGTCCATAAAGATAATCCCGTTGTTATTCTCGACGAGAGCTCCATTAAGTCCGAGCTTACCGGCTGGAGTTTTCTTGTGCTCTTTTTTGTCGAGATACTCTTTAGAGGACTGGACAGATTTACGCACCTTGATCGAGAACGCGATATTTTTCTGAGCGTAGTATCCCAGCTCTTGAGTACAGTGCTCGACGATATCCAAAAAGTGAGGATGTCTATCGATAAAGTTTTGATACTGAGCCACCGAAATACCAGCATAATAACAGGCTTGCTTTTTATTACAGTCCATCTTAAAAGCGTCGATCAGTTTCTCGACCTTATGCTTATTACCCCACCACGCCATCGTATTTAAAATCGGGATAGGAGCCGGGAGAGTGGGATCCTCTATCTGATACGCGTAATAAGCCGGTCGACCGTGGAGAGTCATGTTACCGGGAGCGAGTGGCGTGCCAGAGTGACGTCTTTTCTTGTACGGGATGATCGGCTCGCCGTTTACTATTTTAGCCTTGCGACCGCTGTATCCTTTCTTATTTCCCATAAAATCATACTATCATACTACACAAAAGAGCCCGGATTAAATGCTGGATAAGGACCGATCGGGAGCGACCCTCTCGTCATTTATGGTGATACACCGCTCAGCGATTACCAAACGAATAGTATCAACTTAAGCCAGCCCTTTAACAAACTGACTCAGTTCGCCCTTATGATATCTCCAGCATTTAATCCGAGCTCTTTATCATGTCCAGGATTTTCCCAAACAGATTAAACTCCTCCTCAGTATACTCGATTACGACGTTAATAGCATTGTCAGCCATGATCCAAATACTATACCCATAACCAATATAATTAAAATCAGTAGTTGTGCTTTATTTTTGTTTGACATATTAGCTCTTTAATCGACTGAGTCCCTCGAATACCTGGAGGACCTCAGTCTTAGTAACATTACTCCGACTCATCCCGGAGAAAGTACTCAGATATCTCATATAGTTATTTTTAACAGCTTACAGATCATCGCATACACTCGCATGTCTTGAGCCTTGAGATCATACCCGAAACTCCAGAGAGCTAGGAGCTCAGCGATGTCGCTGTTAATAATCATCTTGGACCGATCCCCGGGGAGATACTCCCCAGTCATTATCGACCCGTCAAACTTACCTAAAGCATCGAGGACATGCTCGAGAGCATACTGTCCATTAGTCGCCATCTCTTTACCAAGTAGGCTCCTTAGCTTAGTACGGATTTTAAAGTATGGCATTATTTTTTACTGATTACGTCAGCGATACCATTACGATTAGATCTGTTACCGATACCCTGTCCGTCTCTCTCCTCGTCCAGTTTAAGATCGATCATCGCCTCAGTGAGAGCAACGTAATCAGAGATCCTCATCTTTTTCATGTCCATCGCCATCTCCATAGAGACAAACTTTTGCAACTCTCCAGCCGCATCCTCTTGGACCTTATAAGCCGCGAATACTTCCGGATGATGCTCCTTTAAAATGTTCGCCGCTTGGTTGTCTCCAGCGCCTAGATAAAACACCTCATCCCATAATACTTTACGAGTGACAGTAATCTCTTTACCCTCTCGACTAAAAGTTTCCTTTACATGATTAAATCGATCTTGCGCTGTCCTCAGCAACTCACTGGCTTGCTCCTCAGCCGTTGTGACTTTACCGGTTAGCGTGTGTAATTGTGTAATTGTCTCTCTGTTTATTTTCATATGATTACATGATATCACACTTAAAGAAAAAACACCCTTTCGAGTGTTAATTACTTATAGCCTCCAAACTATTCTATTCGTTGTTTTTCCTAAATAAGGATCAAGCACTACCTCGACGCGATCGTTTACTAGGAGCTGTATCCTCGCTTTTTTCATTTTCCCCGATAGGTGCGCTATCACTAGCGGATCCTCCCTCAGTGTCAGATCCTCCAGTCTCAGCCGGTGCATCTGTCCCGGGAGATGCGCCACTATTATCGCCGTTGGATTGTTGGTCGCTTGCCTCATTATCAAAATCTTTATCGCTAGTAAGTACCACGTTAGTCGTCACCATCTTAAACGGTAGATGCTTTTTAGCCTGGTTACTAAAATCAAGCGCTGGATCATCTGACTTAGGATCAAATCTCAGAGAGACCGTAACGTCACTCGTCAACAGCATAAATCGATTTACTTGCTTAGTCTCACCAAACACGTCACCATCCTCAGTCCGCATACTTTTACCGTCGATTACTGGAGCGGTTTTATTTAACGCTCCTCCGACAAGTCCGATCGTTTTATTACTCTTGATCACTCGGATCATCTGCTCGACGTCAGTCTCTTTAGTGAGAGTGTCCTCGTCAATAAGGAGGAGCCGATACTTTGATCGACTGAGCTTAAGGAGCTCATTAAAGGAGTGACCCTGGGGAGCTTTAAATGAGATGTGGTGGACGACCAATCGATTTAATAGACCAGCCTCAGCAAACTCAGCCCGGAGCTGTTTGTAATAAGCTCGGTCCATATTGCGATCACTATCAGCGATAATAATCTGAGCCTGGGGATACGTTTCGACAATAGAATTTAAAAGACGCTCAAGTCCTGGACGGTTGTCATAAGTTGAAATCAGAAAGTCCACCTCTGACATCCGGACGGATTGTTTTGCTGTTTTTTTCATATCAAAAATAATAACACGATTACGCGAGCTCTTTTAAAACTTTTTTATACACAGCGGTATCAGTCGCAAGCAAGCCGACCAAGACATCGAGGATATCTTGTCGGTTGATACTTTTCTTGAGCTCGTCACCGATCTCGATCTGAGAGCGTCCTAAATCACTCGCTCGATCCGGATCGATAGAGTATGTTCGTCTTTTACGTTTTGCTATTTCCTTATCCATATGTCCAGAGTATAACTTACTTAGTATCATATCATACTATCGTATATGTTGATAACTAAAAAAAGGGACCGACGTTAGTCAGTCCCCAGTTACTCATCCAATCCGGGAGGATGATGGATGAGAGACGATGATCACCTCCCCTCTGGTACGTTGTACTTAAAGTAACGATCAAGATGCTGAGTCGAGCAAAAGGCGAGACCTTTATGCTGGAACATCTCTAGGATGCTACCACGGACGCCGTGACAATACGCGCACCTCATCGCGGATCGCAGTACGGGCATCCGTAAACGAAAATCGAGTGATGCGGACAGCTGCCGTCGATCAGCGAGTCCGGACGTAACGTCTCCGGCCGCGGATCCGATACCGGATCAAGATCCATCGCATACTGCTCAGCTTGTCGAAACCTCTCATCGAGAGGGAGTAACGGTTGTGTATCTTTGTCAAACATTTCACTCCTCCAGTTGCACTCCTCCCACAGTATACCAGCTCCCCGGCTCGCATTATCCCGACAGAGTGTGAAGAAACCAGTCGGTTTGAAAATAGCCTTATTTATCAACAAACGAGATGTAACGCTAGTAACGGTCTGTAACAGTCACTATAGTCGACTACTGTTACAGGATTTAGCCTTATAAATAAGGCCAGAATCGGTTTTGTAACGGTTGTAACATATCTTTTTAATATAAATATATATATATAATAATAAGTAGTACAGTGCTGGAGCGTAGTATAAAAAATAACTGTTACAACTTTTGCCGTTACAACTCTCAATACACGGCTCTAAATAAGGCTATAATCTTGTAACGCATACTAAAAACTAAAAACGGTTTTGCTTTTTATGCTGTTACAGCCTTATAAATAAGGCTATTACTGCTGTTACAACCTCCATATTTGACAAAAGTAAAAGCCGTGTCCACTCAATACACGGCTTTAAATAAGGCTATAATCTTGTAACGCACCCCACAAAACGACACATATAAAGAAAATACCCTTATAAATAAGGGTATAATCATCATTAGAAGGCTTTTTCCTCTGGATCGATAGGTTTATCAGCCCATCGTCCTTTATATCGACGCTTAGTGTCGTCGGAAAATATCCATCTCCGAGCGACTTTTTCCTTGAGATCTCCCAGTCTGACCGTTTTTGAGTTCATTCCCATTTTTCTGAGCGTCCGACCGATCTCCCACTCGGTATTTTTATCCATAATCGGCGTCGCTCGATGCTCATGTATTTCAGCAATAGCGCCGATAAATACCTCCTTAATAGTGATACCATCTCGACGCTTAGTCATAGAGAGATCCAGATACCAGTCCTCGATCTCCTCCATATGAGTCTCAGCCGCCGTCCGGCTTTCCTGGAGCTCGTCGAGATCATCTTTAGGATATTCCCACGTTGTCTCCTTTAGCGTCTCGACTCGGTGTACAGCCTCAGCATATAGCTGATCTCTATTCTCAGTAATCCAGTCGACGTCAGCCTCCTTACTTAGCCGCACCGGTAGCCATCGCCGATTACCCGTCTCATCTTTGAGATAGTCAGTATCGTTAGTCGTCATCGCAAACACACATCCTCGCTTTATAGTCTCGGTCGTCCTCCCATACGGTAATCGATACTGATCCTCGACCTTAGTGATCAGAGCTTTCACT